GGGGCGGGAGCGAAGACTCGCGAATTTCGACCAGCGCTGAGTTTTGAAATTTGGGTAACAGGTAACAGATCCATACATGAATCAAAGCGAGTTCGCGTCACTCCACGGGGTCAGTCGAAAGACGGTCACGAAGTGGAAGGAGCGCGGCTGGCTTGTGTTTGCGGGCGATGACATCGACGTCGACCAGTCGAACGCCCTTCTGAAAAGATATCGCCGTGACGGGATTCCGGCTGTTACCCAAACTGTTACCCAAGCCCCAAAGGGTAACAAACGAAAGACTGTTACCCAGGCGGCCGCCGAGGTAACACTTGAAGCCGGCGAGAGTGCCGGCGACGCGGCGAATCGGATCCTCTCAGGCAACGTTGAGCTACTCAACTTTGATGAGGCGCGCTGCTTCAAGGAAAACTATCTCGGGTTGATGGCTCAGCTCGAGTACGAACGAAAGTCTGGCTCTCTCGTCGAGCTGGATACCGCAACAGCAATCCTCTTCGAGGAGTTCCGGGCGCAGCGCGATGCGTGGCTTAACTGGCCGACCAGGGTAGGGCCGATATTGGCAGCCGATCTGGGCGTCGAGGCCGACCGAGTTGTCGAGGCCCTAACTGCGCATGTCCACAAGCAAATCGCCCAACTCGGCGAACCTGAAGCCAATTTCTCCGAAAGGGAAGGCTGAAAGGTTACGCGCGTCTGTTCGGCGCGGATGGACACCGCCGCCTCGCATTAGCGTGCCGGCATGGGCCGACAAGTACCGCAAGCTCGCGAAGGAAGCTGGGAGCACCTCTGGAAACTGGGAGACGGCGACGGTTGAGGTCGCTCGAGGACCGATGCTCGCGGTGACTGAGCCAGGCGTGCATGTGGTCACGACGATGGTGAGCACCCAGCTCCTTAAGACGGCGTTGCTGGAGAACGTCTTCGGCTATTTTGCACATCTCGACCCTTGCCCAATTCTCCTGCTGCAGCCGAAGGAGGACGCAGCAGAACAGTTCAGCAAGGAGCGAATCAGTCCACTGATCCGCGTGACGCCCGCGCTGCGTGAACTGGTGGGAACGAGCAAAACTCGTAACGCCGACGAGACGCTGTTATTCAAGGCGTTCCCCGGTGGGTTCTTGGCGCTCGCAGGTGCGGGCAGCCCTGACAACCTCGCCCGTCGCCCGGTGCGCGTCATCCTTGCTGACGAGGTCGACAAGTATCCGGTGACTCGCGAAGGCGAGCCCATTGCGTTGGCAGAGGAGCGGACAGCGACTTTCGGTGTCAACTGGCTTTCGATTCGCGCATGCTCGCCGACCGTCGAGGACGAAAGCCGGATCGAGGCGAGCTACAAGGAGTCGGATCAGCGTCGCGCCTCGATTGCATGCCCCCACTGTGGGCACCGCATGTTTCCTGACTTCTTCAAGCACGTTGATTGGGACAAGCGGCGTGATGACAGTGGCAATGTGGTCGAGCACTTTCCGAAGACAGCTCGGATTTCGTGCGAGTCATGCGGACAGATATGGTCGGAAGGTGATCGTCTGCGCGCGCTGCAGACTGTTCGTTGGCATCAAACGAAGCCGTTCGAATGCTGCGGCGCCCGTCACGTACCCCTGGACGACTACGAGCGCGCCTGGCGTGGGCCAGAAGACGCTCGAGAGACAAGGGACGACGCGGCGATCGGACAGGTGTGGGACTGGTGGGAAAGCGACCGTCACGCCGTCTATCGCGCGAAGTGTCCCGAGTGCGGCGAATGGAAGGTAGACAACGAGCACGCTGGATTCCAGGCGAGCAAGCTCTACAGCCCATGGCAGAAGGACAAGCCAGCCGATATTGCCGCGAAGTGGCTGAAGGCCGAAGGCGACGAAGAAAGGAAGCAGACATGGTGGAACACGCAGGCCGGCATGCCATATCGTCCGAACTCGGGCAAGGTCTTGCGCCTGGAGGCGCTCGTCGCACGCGGCGAGCGATGGGCAGCCCAAGTCCCGGACGGCGTGGCGGTTGTCACCGTGGGTGTTGACGTACAGGACTATCGATTTGAGATCGAAGTTGTTGGCTGGGGCAGAAACGAGGAAAGCTGGTCGATCGACTACGAAGTCATCGAAGGTGATCTCGAAACCCCGGGGCCGTGGGAACAGCTCGATGCGTATCTAGATCAGGTCTGGCATCGGGCGGATGGGCGTCCGTTTGAGGCGATGGCGACGTGCATGGACTCTGGTGGCCATCACACGCAGAAGGTCTACGAATTCTCCAAGGCCCGGCTAGGTCGGAAGATATGGGCCATCAAGGGGGAGTCGGCCGTAAGCGGAAAACGCAACCCTGTTTGGCCGGTCAAAAAGCCGTCTCGGCGCACGAAGGCATCGTTCCGACCAGTAATTCTTGGGGTCAATACGGCAAAGGACACGGTACGTAATCGACTCCACATAGAGGAGCCTGGGCCTGGCTTCATGCACTTCCCGGCCGATCGAGACATCGGCTACTTCGAGCAACTCACGTCAGAGCGATCGGTCGTGAAGGTGTCTGGCGGCCAGAAGTATCGAGTGTGGGAGTTGCCGTCGGGACGAGCGAACGAGGCCCTCGATTGCCGCGTGTACGCCTACGGCGCTCTCTGTGGCTTGACGCACCTCGGTCTGAAGCTGAACAAGCGCGCTGATCAGGTGTCAGTGCCGCTGCAATACGATCCGGAACAGCAGGCGTGGTCGCCGGTGCCCTCGGAGGGCGATACCGAGCCGCCCCAGGCGACAACCGCGGTAGCGGCGCCAAGGAAAAAACTCACTAACCGCTTGGCATAGAAAATTCATGGCAATCACAGACGGCATGAGCACCGTCGACATGCAATCGAGGTTGGCCGCACTTCAAGCGGCCTACTTTGATCTGTCGTCGGGTTCGAAGATCGTGACGGCCACCTATAACCAGGGGGACGGAACGAAGTCGGTCACGTATCAGCAGGCCGATTTGATGGGAATTTACCGAAGCATCCTGATGCTGCAAAAGGCACTCGGGATCATCACTCACTATCCGCGCGCCCGTCGGGCACTTTTTTGATGCCATCACTTATCGTCGATTCAACGGGAAAGCCCTTCGGGGATTTGCCTGCCGGCGGACGCGCGCGCGCGGATGATGGGTGGGGCGGCCCCGGCGTTACCCAGCCGCCGTATTCGAGCCTTTTCCCATACGAGGCGTCCAACGTCCAGACGCAAGAGATGGGCCAGTGGTTTCCGCAGATCCGTTCTCCGGATTCGGAAATCAATCAGCATCGCGATCGGATGGTTTCGCGTTCGCGCGACCTGGCTCGAAATGATGGTTGGGCGAACGGCGGGATCACTCGCATTCTCGACAACACGGTAGGTGCACATCTTCGCCTATCTGCCAGTCCCGACTGGCGATTTCTTCGTCGGTTCAACAAGGGCTTCGACGCCCAGTGGGCTGATGAGTTTGGCAAGGCGGTCGAGGCCCTGTGGCGTGGCTACTCCGAGGACTTGGGGCACTACAACGACCTCTCGCGGCAGCTTTCCGTCTCGCAGCAAATGCGGCTCGGACTGCGCCACAAGTTGGTCGACGGCGAAGACTTGTTCATCGCCTATTGGAAGCCAGAGCGCGTCGGGCGAGGGGCGGCGCAGTACGCGACGACGTTCCTTGTTGTCGATCCGGACCGCCTGTCGAACCCGAATCAGATGGTCGACACCAAGTACATGCGTGGTGGCGTCGAGATTGACGATGACGGTGTTCCGGTCGCGTATCACATTCGTAAGGCTCACCAGAACGATTGGTACAACGCCCCAGAATCGATGATTTGGGAGCGGGTCGAACGCGAAGATGAGGATGGCTGGCGCCGTGTGATTCACGATTTCGAGCGCGATCGGGCAGGCCAGAATCGCGGTATCGGCGTGTTCACGCCGGTGCTGGCGCACATGAAGATGCTGGCGCGGTATTACGGCGTGGAGCTTCAAGCGGCCACCGTTGCCACGATCTTCGGGACTTACGTGACCAGTCCCTACGACCCGGCAATGATTGAAGCGGCGATGGACACCGAGAAAGGTGACCAGGAGATGGGGTTCTATCAGGACCTCCGCGCGGATTGGGCGAAGGACCGCCCGGCAATGCTCAACGGCGTGCGCGTTCCAACGCTCGCGCCTGGCGAGGAAATCAAGCAGGTCGCCGCGGCTCATCCCCATGATGGGTTTGAGGACTTCGCACACGAGATGCTTCGGTCGGTCGCGGCGGCGCTGGGTGTCTCGGCGGAGCAGATTACTCAGGATTGGAGCAAGACGAACTATTCCAGTGCTCGTGCGGCACTGCTTGAGAGCTGGAAGACGCTCAGCCGCCGAAACGCGGAGTTCAAGATCGGAACGGCTACACCATTGTTTGCAGCGTGGCTCCGTGAGCCCATGGAACGAGGCGATCTCGACGACGTGCTGCCGCGCAACGCACCCGAGTTTATCGAAGCAGCGACGGCGTATGCGCGCTGCGACTGGCTGGGCGTGGCGCGCGGGTGGGTGGATCCGGTGAAGGAGAAGCAGGGCGCAGTTTTGGGCATGGACGCTGGTCTTTCGACTTTGAAGCGCGAATGCGCAGAGCAAGGTCTGGACTGGGAGGAAGTGCTTGCGCAACGCGCTGTGGAAATCGGCGCGATGAAGCGCTTGGGCATCCCGCTCCCGGAATGGACTGGGGCTGCACCGGCAGAACTAGCAGCAAGACCTGAAGAGGCACCTGAACCACAATGAAAAGCTATCCATTTGCCGCGGCGCGGATCTTCGATGTGCCGATTGCTATTCATCCCGCAAAGGGACAGGTTATTGCCAAAGCGCTTGCCAGCAGATTCGGCATCTCCGATATCGAGTTTGCTGGCGGCGCGCCGGCGGTCATCAAACCGCTGGCTTACGATGAATGGGATGACGGACCAAGCAACTCGAACGAGGAAACACCGTACGACCTCGACCAAGGTGTCGCGATCATCGACATTTCGGGCACGCTCGTACAGAAAAGCAGCAACCTCCGGCCGTACTCAGGGATGCTTGGTTACAACGCCATTCGCCATAACTTTATTGAGGCATTGAACGACAAGAAGGTTAGAGCGATCGCGCTTTCGATTGACTCTCCTGGCGGAGAGGTGGCGGGGTGCTTTGATTTGGCTGATCTGATATACGAGTCGCGCAGCGTTAAGCCGACGCTCGCTATCCTCAGCGAATCGGCGTTCAGTGCCGCATACGCGCTTGCCAGTGCGTGCGAGCAGATCACAGTCCCCCGTACGGGTGGAACCGGTTCGGTTGGCGTGATCTGCATGCACATCGATCAATCCAAAGCAATCGATCGGGCGGGGCTGGCCGTCACCATCATCAAGTACGGAGATCGCAAGGCTGACGGGAATCAATTCAATCCTCTGACAAAAGAGGCGTTGGAGCGCTTTCAGTCCGACGTCGACGAAATGGGTGAGTTGTTCGTCGCCACTGTAGCCCGCAACCGCAATTTGCCAGTGGAAACCGTTCGGAAAACGCAGGCAACAACATTCCTAGGCGCCGCCGGCGTCGAGATCGGCTTCGCCGATGCCGTAATGGCACCGGATGAGGCATTTCGCTCCCTGCTCGCCGAGCTGGGCTAACACTTCCCAACCCCAAGAGGTTACAGGTATGACTATTCGCTCCCTCGCGGCGCGCGGGCTTTCGTTCGCCCATCTCGCCAGCTTTGCGACTCGCGGCGCGCGCGCTGAAGATGACAAACCCGAAGACGAAGACACGAAGCAGGGTCGTCGCGCGGATGACGACAGCCCGGAAGAGCAGGACCGTGACGACGGTAATGGCTCGAAAGGCAAGAAGGGAAAGCGGGCCGAAGACCGAAACGATGACCCGGATGCTGAAGACGACGAAATGGACGATTCCAGCAAAGGGAAGAAGGGCAAGCGTGCCGAAGACGACGCCGACCCCGAGGCAGAAGACGATGACGACACCGATCCCGATGCCGAAGATGACGATGGTGAGATGCGGGGCAAGAGCGCTGTCGCACGCGCTCGCCTGCGTGAACAGGCGCGCTGCGCCGCCATCATGGGTTCGAAGTCAGCGGGCCGTAACGTCGAATTGGCGGCGAATCTCGCTTTCAAAACGCGCATGACTCGACAGGAAGCGTTGGCGGTGTTGCGCAGTTCGCCTGCCGCAAGTACAGCGAATCACTCGCGGGCCGCGCGGAATCCGAATCTCGGCGCAGGCGGCGAAATGCAGCGCAGTTCCGCGCATGCCACCAGTTCGGGGTGGGAGCGTGCGTTTTCGAAGGTCACGGGCAAGCGCGCGTAACCAATTCATCTTCTCAAAGGGTCTCTGATCATGAGTTACGTTTCTCGCTCGCCTCTTGTCGAGGCATGGCATCCCGGTGGCTTCCTGGTCTCGCAACCGCGTGGCCACCGTCATATCGATCGCGGCACCTTCTCCGGTGCGGTCAAAGTGCTTCCCGGCACTGTCATGGGCAAACAGACAGTCGGCACCGTGGCCTCCGCCGCAGCGTTGGGAACGAATGTCGGCAATGGCACGTTCGGGGCAATCACGGTTGGCGCGGCCACGGCAGGTGCCTATACGGTCGAATTCGACGATGCAACCCACTTCGTAGTCTCCGATCCGACAGGAAAAGAGGTCGGCCACGGCACGGCAGGCGCGGCTTTCAACGCTGGCGGACTCGGTTTCACCATCACGGCCGGTGGCACGGCGTTCGCGCCCGGCGACAGCTTCACTGTTTTCGTCGCCGCGGGTGCTGGCAAGTGGGTTCCGTGCACGAAGACGGCTACGGACGGCTCGCAGATTGCTGCTGGCATTTCTTTCGGCTTGGTCGATGCGACGCTCAACGACGCGCCGGGGGCTCTGGTGGTGCGCGACTGTGAAGTGAACAGCTCAGAGCTGGTTTGGGATGCGTCGATGGATGCGCCCGCCCAGGCGGCGGCGCTCGCTCAGCTTCTCGCGCTGAAGATCATCCCGCGCTAACCCCGAAACCTCGACACGAACAGACAGGCCGCCTCCGGGCGGCTTTTTCATTTACGAAGGAGCCGTTCAGATGGCATCTCTTGATATTTTCAACCAGGATCCGTTCTCCACGGTCACGCTGACCGCTGCGGTCGACAAGTATCCGTATCAGCCGCAAGCGCTTGGCGAACTCGAAATCTTCGAGGACGATCCGATTCGCACGACCGCCCTCGTTGTCGAGCAACGGCAAGGCCAATTGGTCGTGATCCCGCTGAGTGAGCGTGGTGAAGAGGGTACGCAACGCACCACCGAGAAGCGTCAAGCGCGCTACTTTGACGTGCCGCGCCTGCGCCACTCCGACACGATCTACGCCAACGAGCTTCAGAATATTCGTGCCTTTGGCACGGAGTCGGAACTGATGCAGGTGCAGGACGAAGTTGCTCGCCGCCTTGCGGGGCCGACCGGCCTGCTGAAGAACATCGAGTACACCTGGGAGTACCAGCGCCTTGCTGCCGTGCAAGGACTGTTCACCGATGCCGACGGCACGGTGCGCTACAACTGGTTTCAGGAGTTCGGCATCACGCCGGCGCCCGAATTCGCTTTCAATCTTGCTGCCGCGGCGCCGAACACTCTGCGCCCGCTTTGCAACCAGATCACCCGGGCAATGGCACGGAAGGCGCAAGGTGCGTTCACGCCGTCTACCAAGGTATTCGCGCTGTGCGGCGATGCGTTTTACGACCAGTTTGTGAATCATCCGGACGTGATTCGTACGTTCGTGAACTGGAGCGACGCTCAGGAAATTCGCGGCGGCAGCGCCGGCGGCGCATTCTCGGCCTTTGAGTTCGGTGGCATCAAGTGGCTGAACTACCGCGGGTCGGACGACAACGCGACCATCAAGATCCCGGACGACAAGGTCAAGTTTTTCCCCGTCGGCGCGCCGGGTGTGTTCCGTCGTGCCTTGGCACCAGGCGAGTCGTTCCAGTGGGTCAACACCCCGGGCAAACCGGTGTACGTGGTGCCGATCATGGATCGCGACCGCAACGAGTGGTGGAAGATGGAAGTGAGTTCCTACCCGCTTCACATCTGCACTCGTCCGGAAGTTCTGTTCAGCGGCCGTTCGGAGGCTTAAATGCCCGTCAATTGGGACGCCGAGGTTCTCGGTCCCTTAGTTGGCGTGTTCGGTGAGCCGGTGCAGTATCGGCCGCGCGCCGGCGCGCCGTTGACGATCAACGGGGTGTTCGATGACGCGTACCAGAAGGAAATGCTCTTCTCGGACGCATCCGTCGAGATGACAACCGTTCAGGCCGTTCTTGGCGTTCAGTTATCGCAGTTTGGCGTGCCGCCAGCCCAGAACGACCAGTTGACGGTCGTTCGCACCGGCGGCGCTTACGTCGTGAAAGACGTTCGAGTCGACAGCCGCGGCGGCGCAAAACTGATCCTGAGCAAGATGGGGGCATCGTGACTACCTCGGCAGACATCCGCACCAAGTTCATCGAGGCCCTAAAGGGCTCGACTGACGCCGGTGATTCCGTGTTTTCCCCCTTTGATTGGCCGACGATGGGTGATGCATACCCGTGTGTCTTGGTGCGTGCGCCGAAGGAGCGGAAGGAGTCACAAGGGCCGTTTCAGCCCGGATACGACGTCTACTCGACCTTGCAGGTGGTCGCTCGGACCATCTCGCCCGCTCAGGTTGGCGATGAGGGTTCGGCGGTTGCTCTGGCTGCGGCCGAGCGACTGAAGGCGCAGATCGAGGTTGCGCTGATCAACAACCCGCTGATCTGGAATGACTCGGAAGGCGGATCGCTCATCGAGCAATTCGCTTCTATCGACTCGGAGATATCCACCTCATCCGAGGGCGACATGCCCATGGCTGAGCTGATCATGCATATCGAGGTCAAGTTCTACCAGGGGCCGGAAGACTTCTTTCCGATTCCGGCGGTGGCGATCGACGAAGTGCAAATCGCCGTATCCGTCCCGGACGGCACGCCGCAACCCGGAATCATCATTCGTCCACAACTCTGAGGAGCGGCGATGTTTATCAAGCCGGCACCTGGGATCAAGCTACGCGATCCCGAAACGAAGCAATTCGTCCCCGAATCCGGACAGGAAGTCGGGGAGTTTGACCTGTATTGGGTGCGCCGTATCAACGACGGCGATGCAATCCGGGTCTCTGAAGTACTGCCCGATGCGCCGTCCGCAAAGCCAGGAAAGAGCGCTTAAAACACCTCAATGAATTGAACAATCAACCCGCTTCGGCGGGTTTTTTGTTTTGGAGAACGCCAAGTGACTGTTCCCTTCAAAACCATTCCGCAGAATCTGCGGGTTCCCCTGTTCCATGCCGAACTCGACAACAGTCAGGCGAACAGCGGTGCATCGACGCAGCGTGCGTTGATCATCGGGCAGATTACATCGGCCGGGACTGGGACGCCGGGCGTTCCGCAAATCTCGCAGGGTGCAACCGAGGCAAAGTCGGTGGGCGGCGCCGGCTCAATGCTCGCGCTCATGACCGCAGCGTACCGTCAAGCCGACCCGTTTGGCGAGGTCTGGTATCTGCCCTTGGCAGACGATGCCAGCGCCGTCGCTGCCTCGGGAAGCATTGCGATCTCGGCACCCCCTACGGCCACCGGTGTGATCTATCTGTACATCGCCGCAGTCAAGGGTACGCCTCCGGTGACCGTAACGGTTACCGCCACGCAAACGGCCGGGCAGATAGCCGCCGCTCTTGCGGCAGCGATCAACGCCCAGTCGGATCTTCCCGTGACCGCGACTGTTGCGACTTCGACGGTGACCGTCACCGCGAAGAACAAAGGGCTGGCCGGCAACGACATCGATATGCGGATCAACTATCGGGGCGCAGCAAGTGGCGAGACGCTGCCGGCGGCCCTTGGGTTGACGATTACGCCGATGGCCGGGGGCGCGGTCAATCCGGCGCTGACGACGGGATTCGCGAACCTCCTCGACCAAGAGTTTGATTTCATCGCGTTCCCCTATACGGATGCGAACTCTCTGGATGCCATGAAGGCATTCCTGAGTTCTACGACCGGCCGATGGAGTTGGAGCAAGCAGATCTATGGCCATGCGTTCGCGGGATATCGAGGGACCCTTGGCGCTCTCACGACGTTCGGCAATACCCGAAACGACGAGCATGTGTCTGTCATGGGGTTCAACGATTCGCCGACACCGGCATGGATTCTTGCTGCCGACTTGGCGGGCACCGTAGCGACATCGGTTCGCGCGGATCCCGCTCGACCGGTACAGACGTTGGCGCTGTCGAGCTTCCTTGCCCCGCCGCTGGCGTCGCGCTTCGCGCTGAGCGACAGAAACACCCTGCTGTGGGACGGAATTTCGACGTTCACCGTCGCAAGCGATGGCACGGTCGCCATCGAAAACCTGATCACCACCTACCAACAGAATAGCTTCGGGCAGCCGGACGACAGCTATCTGGAAGTGGAAACGCTGTTCACTCTGGCCTATGTCCTGCGGGCCCTGCGTTCCGTGGTGACAAGCAAGTACTCGCGAATGAAGCTTGCGGCAGATGGCACGCGATTTGCCCCCGGCTCGTCGATTGTGACGCCGGCCATCATCAAGGCCGATCTGATCGCTCAGTACCAGCAGCTCGAGTATGACGGCTTCGTACAGCAGAGTGCAGTGTTTGCGCAAGGACTCATCGTCCAGCAGAACAGCACGAATCCGAACCGCGTGGACGTGATCTACCCGGCGGTGTTGATCGCGCAGTTGCGCGTGTTCGCATTGCTCATGCAGTTCCGCTTGAGCTAACACAATTGATTCCAGGCGCCTTCGTGGCGCCTTTTTCTTTTTCTGGAGATTCCTCATGGCAGGTAATCCGAATCGCCTTGCCGGCACAGCAAGCATCACTGTCGATGGAACGAATTACCTGCTGGTGGGGGACTTCGAATACAACCCGTCGTCGAAGACGCGGGAGACGCTATCTGGTCAAGACGGGGTTCATGGTTTCAGCGAGAAACCGCGCCCCGGCTCGATCTCTGCCAGCTTGCGCGATGCGGGCAACCTCACCGTCGCCGACCTCAATGCAATGGACAACGTGACGGTCGTCGCTCAACTCGCGAACGGCAAGACGATCATCGGCCGGAACATGTGGACGGTTGAGGATCAGACGGCCAAAGCGACGGATGCAACGATCGAAGTGAAGTGGGAAGGTCCCCAAGTTTCTGAAACGACGAGCTGAATATGAGCCAACCTGACGAAAAGACCCTCAAGCTTCGCAAGCCTGTGAAGCTCGGTAGCGGCGAGAGTGAAGTCATTTACGACAAGCTCGACCTGCGCGAGCCGACCGCTGGTGAACTCGACAAGGCCACGACAACCGGCGGTTCGAACATTGGCATCGGGATCATGCTGATCCATCTTGTTTCTGGACTGCCCAAGTCGGCAGTCGAAAAGCTCAGTCAACGTGATTTCACGGAGGCGAACGAGTATCTGGCGGGTTTTACCGACGATGGCCCGACGGAGTCGCCGACGTAATCGCCGACGTCACCTATTTTTTTCGTTGGGGCCCGCTCGACGCGGAGCGCCTATCGCTTTCAAAGCTGGCTTGGTGGAGAGACCAGGCTAAACGCATTCGACACACCATGGAGGAGGTCTGATGGCTGGTAATGCGTATCAGATCACCATCACGGCAGCCGATAGGGCGTCAGCGGTGGCGAAGAAGATTGAAGCGTCGATGCAGCGGATCACGAAGCCGATTGATCGGGTGACTGCGTCGTCAAAGAAGATGAATGACGCAGCCGCAACCCTTCGCAAGCCGTTCGCGGATGTCGGCCGCTCGCTCAAGGCATTGAGCGACGAAACCGGCGTAACGAAGGTCGCGCGCGGTATCCGTCGCATTGGATATGCCGCCGCGGATGCTGGTCGTAGCCTACTAGGAATTGTTGCGCCGCTCGCGGGTATCGCGGGGCTCGGATCGATCGCTGGGATTGCCCTGATGACGAACGAGTGGGGCAAGATGGGGGCAGAGGTACTGAAGACGTCCGCTGCCATCGGCGTCTCGACTGCGGACCTTCAGGCCTACCGAGGGGCGGCCAAGCTCGCCGGCCTTTCTGCCGACGAGATGACGGGGTCGTTGAAGACGCTCGGCAAGACCATCGAAGATGCGACCTATGGTCGAAATCAAGATGCGTTTGTGATGATGCAGAAGTTCGGCATCAGTCTACATCGCACGAAAGATGGTGCGGTGGATGCGACCCGCGCGCTCAAGGACGTCGCAAACGCGATCGTGAAGCAGAAGGGCAACGTCCAGACGCAGGCGCTGATCGCCGACGTGTTCGGCGTCGGATCGTTGCTGCCCATGCTTCAAAAGGGCGAATCCGGTATCGATGCCTTCGTTAAGAAGGCGAAAGACATGGGGCTCGTCCTGAGTGACGAGCAACTGAAGCGAGCGGCGGCGTACAACGAGCAGATGATCAAGCTCGAGGCGTCCGGCACAAAGCTCAAGTACTCGTTTGGTGAGGCCATGGCACCCGCTCTGGAGCGGACCATCGCAGTCGTGCAGCGCCTGGTGGATCAGTACGGTGCCGTTGCGGCGACCAAGGTCGCGGAGTACGTCGAGCGGTTCGCAAAGTGGCTTGAGCAGGTTGATTGGGAAAAAACTGCCAGCGAGGTATCAGGCTTTGTGGACGCGATAGGGGGCGTAAAAGGCGTCGCAGTCGCACTCGCGGCCATCACATTTGCCGCCCCGATCGCTGGCATCGTCTCCATCATTGGCAATCTCACTTCGCTTGCGACGGTCGCTGTTCCAAGCGCCGTCGCCGCGCTGGGTACCCTCGGCGCCGCCGGCGTTGCTGCGTGGGGAGCCCTGAAATTAGCGAAGGCAGCGGGCCTTCCCGACACGAATTCCGCAAAAGGAGCGAGCGATGTTGCCGCCGGAAATTGGTGGGCAGCGTCGGCCAGCCTGCCGGCCATGAGTTTTCTGGGGGCAGGTTGGGATCGCCTCACTGGGAAATCGAATGCAGACATCGCCGCAGGTCTTCGCCTTCAGTCAGGCACAGGCAAATCGAGCGCGGAATCGGACGCACTTTTTTCGCGGCTTGAGACGCAGTACGGATTGCCGAAAGGGCTCCTCGATAGCGTCTGGGCGCAGGAGTCGGGGCGAGGCACAAACATGCTTTCGTCCGCTGGCGCCAAGGGGCATTTCCAGTTCATGGATGGGACGGCCAAACAGTATGGCCTGGATGACCCATACGACCTGACGAAGTCGGCAACGACAGCGGCGCAGATGTACCGGGACCTTCTCAAGCAGAACGGCGGCGATCTCAGCAAGGCCCTCGCGGGGTACAACTGGGGCCAGGGCAACTTGCAGCGCAAAGGCATGGAGAATGCCCCGCAGGAAACCCGCAATTACGTGGAGCAAGTGCAGGCGCGGATGGGAGGCACGGGGCTATATAGCAACTCACCGCGCATTGCTTCCGCAAACCTGCCGGGACAGTCTCCGTCGCCTGTGACGGCAGATGGTGGGCGGGTACACGTCGACGTTGTGATTCATCAGGATGGACGGCCAGCCACGGCGAAGGTGCGGTCTCAGGGCAATGCCACGGCGACGGCTAAGGTGCAGACGCCCAAAATGGAGGTAGTGGTGTGAGCGTAGCTGACGTGGTGAACGTTGCGGGCAGCATCGG